TCTACATTCCAGATTTCTTCTGGGACTCCCTTGATAACTTGGGAAGAATACAGGCTCCCGGAAGTGCTGGGAATCGATTCATTGACGATTTCAGTGATTGGGAAGTTGGACCGGAAGGTAAGAAGAAAGTTTACAAGAATTGCTATTATCGGGTGACTCGATATTGGCGGATTATTCCTAAGGATTTCGGACTCAAGGTTCCTATGTGGAACAAAGTCCAGATCTGGAAGATGGTAACAATCAATGACCAGATCATCATTGAGATGGAACGGCAGAATAACAACCACAATCTGATTCCACTCATCTGCTGCCAACCTGTCATTGACGGACTCCTGTACAATAATCGGAGTTTTGTACAGAAACAGATTCCACTGCAAGATATTGCCTCAGCTTTGTTGAATGCAGCTTTCGATGCTCAACGTAGGGCTATCAGTGATAGGATGTTGTATGATCCTTCTAAAGTTACGGCTACGAATATGGCGAGTAATAGCCCGACTGCGCGCATCCCAGTACGCCCATCAGCGTATGGTACTAAGATTGCAGATGCAGTTTACAAAATTCCTTATGAAGATCATCAAACGTTGGGATTCACACAGATTGGCAAAGAAGTAATGTCGCTGGCTAACATGCTCAGTGGACAGAATCCTAGCCAACAAGGACAATTTGTTAAGGGAAATAAGACACAAGCAGAGTACGAGGATGTTCAGGGACACAGCTCTGGGCGCCAAAGGAAAGTTGCCCTGAAAGTTGAGCAGCAAGCAATGCAGCCAATTAAAATGATTCTGAAGTGTAACATTCTTCAGTATCAGCCAAGCGGTGAGCTCTACAACTATGAAGATCAGTCCACTGTCAAGGTAGATACACAGCAACTTCGCAATGCAGTTTTCGAATACACAATCACTGATGGACTTCTGCCAGAGAATAAGATTGTTAATGCAGAAGTTCTGCAAGTTGGACTCCAGACAATTGCTGCCAGTCCGCTACTGCAATCCAGATATGATCTTGGTGCAGCTTTCAGCTACATGATGAAGACTCAGAATGTAGACTTGAAACCTTTCCAATTGTCTCCAGAAGCTGCGAATGCCCAATTGACTAATATGTCCAATGCTGGATTGACTCCGGGAATGGCAAAAACTAAAGTTGGAATGGATGCAAAAGAAATGCAACCCGGAGAACCCAAATGACTCCTAAACTAGGACTCTACATTGAATTCGATCTCACGAAGGAAGAAGAGAATGTTGCGCAGACGTTCAACACTCTTCAAAAGGCATATCTTCAGAATCTCCGCTATGAGTGTGTTATGCAACGTGACAGACTTGTGCCGGATTTTGAACATCCCTCCGACTATTTCTTCGCTAAGGCGCAGTTGGATGGAAGGATTGACCAACTTACGGAATTGATTGACTTGATTCCAGATTCCGCTTCTACCGTCACGGAAGCAAATTAGTTCCACCATAAAGAGGAAAAGGAGTTAGAAAATGGGTATCATGGATATGTTTCGTAGTGCAACTGGTAACACGAATGCAGTGACTGGCGCGGCACCTTTGCCCGGCGGACAACAGCAGCAAGGAGTGCAGCCTAGCGCGCAACCTGCTGGCGGCATCAACAATCCTGGCAACGCAGTTGTACCAGCAGCAGCTCCCGGTACTGAAGGAACTCCTCCCCTCAAGGATACTGGAATTCCTAAGAATCTGGATAAGACTGCAACAATTGATAATTTCAATGCTCTGTGGGATCAGCCCGCAGCAGATAAACAGACGCCTGATCCTTCGGTATTCAAACGTCCTAATTTGGATCCTGCCAAGTTGCAGGAGACTTTCTCAAAGATGAATTTTGTAGGTTCTGTAGACCCTCAGCTGGCAGCTAAAGCGTTGGCTGGAGATTCTGAAGCTTTCATGCAAGTTCTCAACTCAGTTGGACAAGCAGCATTTCAAACTAGTTTCAAAGCAATGGATGGATACACCGGTCGTATGTTTGACAGCTACGATCAATCTGTAAATGCTAGGATTCCCAAAGTTGTTGGTGACTTGGAATCTCGGCAACTTCTGCAATCCAACGAGGGATTGAATCATCCTGCAGTTCAACCCTTGGTAGAATCTGTCCGGCAGCAATTTCGTCAACGCTATCCGGACGCATCTCCGCAGGAAATTGCCAATGCTGCTAACGCATACTTTAAGCAAGTGGCGAAATTTGTAAATACCGACCAGAGTGAGTCTGGTAACAGTGCCGCAGTAAAATCCGCGCCCCAGAAAGGACGGAACCCAGTTATTGATGACTTCAGTAACTTTGAAATTCAGTAATCTCACTCACTCAGGAGAAATTCCATGGCTGTCGGCGTAGGTAATACAACCAATCTGTTTGCTTCGGCTGCAGATCTCCAGAAGAAATCGTTTGCGGCACTTATTACTCGGCTGATGCCGAATGGTAGCGCGCCGCTGTTTGGTATCACCAGCATGCTGAAAGACAAAACTGCTGCGCAGTTCACGCATGGTTACTTCAGTAAGACGATGATTTTCCCGCTGTTGACTGTTGGCGCAGGTGGTCAACTTATCACGGATACGACGTTTACGATTGTCAGCAACTCTCAGCTGATGCCGGGAATGTTGTTTCGTAACGATCTGACTGCGGAAATTATCATCATCAACACAGTTGTCAGTGCGACGAGTGTTACTGTAACTCGTGCAGTTGGCACTGTTGCTGCTGCTGCGGTTGCTGCTAATCAGACGTTCACTATGTCTGGTAACGCGTTTGAAGAAGCTAGCATTCGTCCGGCTCCGCAATACATAATCCCAGTTCAGAATACGAACTACACGCAGATTTTCCGTAACTCGTGGGGAATCTCTGATACCGTACGGGCAAGTTTGACGATTGCTGGCGATGGTAACTCCGCTGAGAACAAGAATGATGCTGCAATGTTCCATGCGGTGGATATCGAGAAAGCAATTATCTGGGGCCAGAAATTCCTTGGTACCAGAAATGGACAACCGTTCCATACGATGGATGGTGTAGTGAATCGTGTTACGGTGGATGCCAGTGCTAATGTAACCACTCTGGGTGCAACCACTACGTTTACCCAGCTGGAAACTGCGCTGGACCCGATGTTTGAAACTACCACTGATCCTAAAGGTAGCATGGATCGTGTTGGTTTCGTCGGCGGCACGATGCATCGTGTTCTGAATAACATCGGTCGCCTGAATGCAACTTACATGATTAACACTGGAGAGACTAGTTACGGACTTCGGTTCGAGTCTTTCAAGTTGACTCGTGGAATGGTGCATATCATTGAGCATCCGCTGTTCAACACGAATGCGATGTACAAGAAGATGGGTCTGTTTATGGACCTGAGCAACTTCTCGCTGGCGTATCTTGGAGACAGGCGTACGAAGTATCAAGCATACAATGCCAGCGGAGAGTTTGCCAGTGACAATGGTATTGACGCAGTTGGTGGAACGTTCACCACTGAAGTTACTACCGAAATCACGAATCCGTCTTCGGATGCAATTCTGTATAACGCCACTGCTGCGGCGGTAGGCTGATTACCTGAGTTCCAGGTTGAACTATTCCTCCTCTATCAGGGAGTTCACCATCTGTCCCATTGGATGGCTTACCCTGGTAGTTTCCCTAGGCAGTTCTCAGCGGGCTGTCTAGGGTTTTTTGCAACCACATGCGAACTTAAGGAGATATACAAAATGTCAGAGCCTAGTCAAACCAGTCAACAAATGCAAGATGCATTGAATGCGTTGAAAGCAATGGAAGCAGACAAAATCAGTAAACCAGTTTTGCAAGGACTTCCAGAGCAAGAGAAAGAGCCGCAGACTCCTACAGTTCCGCTTCCTGCGGTAGCTGTTGCCAGCGATGTTTTCAGTAAATCGCCTACCAAGATTACATACTACTCTCGCATGGTCGGAACTCGTTATTGTTTCCGAGATGGTGGAGTAGCAGTGTTTCAAGATTCCACTTTCCAGTTTGATCCTGTCCACATTCCTGCTGACTACATGGCTCCGCCAACAATGACGCGCGAAGCAGGATGGAAACAACGACATGAAGAACTTGAATATGTTTGTACAGTGCCGAATCCTGTATTTAGCAAAGTTCCAGTTCCAGTGATGAAGTCAGATGCTGTAGTCCTGCGAGAAGTTGGCCATGCTGGTGGCGGTACTGCAACTAGTGGAGTTGGACTGGTTGGCAGTTTCGCAGCACAGAATCTCCTCGCCCACTCGGCTGGTTAACAGGACATTGTGATGGACTACGCAAAGATAGTAGAATCAATAGTGCAGATTACTAAGCGGGGGGAGAGATTACCGCAGATTCAATTGGCTATTGCCAAAGCTACTTTGCGTGCCCACTTGTCAGATTTCTTTAATCGGGATATAGTGGAAGTTAAAGCGTTGTGGAGTCAGAATTTAGCTCCGCGCTACGAGATTGATGCGCGCACACTTCTGCCTCGTATGAGGAAGATAGCTTACTTGAATGGTTACGATGATACCACAGATCCTCTCCATCCTAGAGTAATGCAGAATTTTGAAGAGAATTTGCCAAGTAGCATCCGTGACATTTACGGAAATAGAAAACAGAATACTTTCTATCTTGCCGGAGAGACCATCACTTGCTGGGCAAGCTGGGAGCAGCCCCCCAAATTCTTGTGTGGTTACTGGATTACACCTCAGGTGGATCCAGAAAACTACAGATCTTGGATAGCTGACATGTATCCACAGATCATTATTGATGAAGCTTCTGGAGAGATCTCCGGTAGCGTCGGTGATAATGACGAAGCAATGCGTAGAGCCAAAATGTGGTCTGGCAACTTGCAAATTGTCCGTATGAATGACATTGAAGCTACTGGACGGTGATATCATGCAAATGATTCCTAAGCAGCTGCTTGGTTTTGGAACTATACAAGTTCTCAGGAGTACGGGGGCAGCGGTAGCGTTTCAGAATTACGGTGCTTGGAATGGATTCAGCGAAGTAGTTGTCCCCGCCAGCAATGTTGGCACGCTGCTTCAGCTAATCAATAAGATTGCAGATTACAGTTATTTGGAAGTAGAAATTCGTGGTACTGCTGCAGAAGTTAGGATGATTGCAGGTGGCCAGACTGTATTGGATTGTATCACCGGAATCACTGGAGCCCAGAAGGGCACCTATGTAATGAAGCTTCCGAAAGTGGAAGGATTGGAAGCATTGGAATTTCGGCAAGCTGGAATCTTTGCAATTACTAGAATCACAGCTTTCTGTCCTTACAATGCACCGAAGTTCACTCAAGAAAGGAATCTGGATGTAATAGATTGTTTCCCGCGTGATGGAGCAGCTGATGATGGAACCACTTTTTCAATCTTAGTCCCGGCCGGAGATACTGCAACAGTTTATCCGTACGCTAACCTGCCGATGGAAGCTACAGCCGTTGAACCCTCCCAATTGGTTGACGGTCCTGTGTCCGGAAGTTTGAAAGTTAAAGTGGTTCCTTCAACAATTGCTCCAATCGTGTCTTTTGTTTGGAATACCTGGGATGGGTTCACTTATCAGTGTTCCAACTGGCAAGAGTTGGAATTCAATCTCACGGATGATGATCGGAATTCTAGTCTTGTATTCCTCAATGTATATGGACAAACTTTCCACCTGTTGGTAACTCCATTGACAGGGACGGTAGGAACAGTGGCTACAACTTACGGAGCTAACACTGATCCTACAGTTGCGGACTTGGATGTGTTGTATTGCTTCTTGGATACTTACGATGGTGTAGGAACTCTGGCAGATCATGATCCGAATGTTGGCGGTCCTTATGTTGCATTCA